GTTATTGCTCAAAACATACATCCGGGATTACAGTGTTTTACATAACAGGTGACAAAATCCCCAAGGCAGACGAGATGACAAATCAGGACGATATACAAAGCGCGATCCGTGACGCTAACGAAAGGGAGCGTTACATCTGGCGTCATGCCCGTTGGTTAATGAAGGCCGTTTGGGTTTGCCTTCTTATATACGCACTCTTCCCAGTGGTGTTTTGGATATACTACTGTTTTTAGGAGTGTTTTATACGCTCATCATGAAGCTTAGCCTCAACCATTCACAACCTATCGTCCCCTATCGCCTCATAACTCACATCCGACAGCAACACCTCCAGATTCAACGTCGTTACAAATCCACTGCCGCCCAGGCTGTGCGTCACCTTGCTGATTATCCACGGCTGCGCGTCGATCACGGATTTAAAGCCCGACACCGCCACCGGCGTCTCAGGGAATAAATCAGCCCGTCCGCGAGCCAGGGAGATCGAGAACTCCGCGACGCCGCGCTGGAGTTTGTCCCACTTCGCCTGGGCTGCCCGCATGGCGGCCTTTTGCGTGGCATAGATGGTGGTGAGGGCAAACACGTTTTCATCACTGCCCGCCAGGTAATCCCCTTCCTTCGCTTCCGGCGTTTTCTGCACCTTCGCGCTGGTCTTCTTTGCCTTCGGATGTTGCAGGGCGCGCAGATACTGCACTTTCGGTTTCCGCTGCACCTTCACCTTTTTCGGCTTCGGGTCTTTGGTATGCAGCCAGCTTGCCGATACGCCGGTATAAGCCCCACGGTCAGCAATATTGAACGTATGCCCGTCGCCGTCGCTGCGGATAATCGTCATCTGCGGGATAGGTTTCCCGCTGGCCGTCTTTGCCGCACCAGGCTTGATAAACAGCAGGCTGCCCGCCTTGATGGCGACAACCGCGCCGTTCAGCTCCGCCAGACGGGTAATAAACTTCGCGTCGGTTTCCTGCGTCTGGTCGATATGCGACACCGGCACGCCCCTGAAAGGTTCAGCGATGGCGGGTTTGAGGTTATTCCGCACCGCCACTGCCGACACTACAGCCTCCAGCGTGGTGTCGTGATAGGAGTTGTCGCGACGGGAATTCAGGCTGCCGCGATAGTCCGCACTGCGGGCGCGAATGGTCAGCGTGTCCGGCGTGCCGCGATGCTCCACCTCATCCACGGTAAAATCGCCTTTGTTCGTCAGCGCCTGGCCTTTCCAGCCGAGCGCGATATTTATCACCGCGCCGCGTGGCGGCATCTCCAGCAGGCCGTCGGTGTCGCTCACGGGCTTCCAGCTCGGCGCGGATCTGGCGGCTGGTGTCCTGGACGCCTAAACCCGCACCGGTGGCAATGGTGTAATGGTGCGTGCTGCGGTCGATATAGCTGCGCCCGCCGCCGACGGACACCGGCGTATAACCGCCACCCAGCAGGCCGCCCGGTGGTGGGACAATAGGGGCGGGATTATCCAGCGGATGCGCTTGCGGATCCCCGTCGCCGGATTGCTTCGAACGCCGGTCAGCCTTATCCGCCGTTTTATCAATGTCTGCCGATTCATCCTTGATGATGCCGAGTTTCTCCAGCAGCCAGACCACGCTGCTACGCAGCTTATTAGCCACCTGCAGCGGTGCGGTCAGTGCGTTAGCGACCAAATGACCAAACGACACCCCCGCATCTTTACAACTGTTCAGCGTTTCCTGTGTGGATTTCACCGGTTGGATCAGGTCTTTAAACCACTGCCACAAGACTTTGAGCTTGTCCCCAAGCCAGTCAAACACCGGCTTAAGCGGCGCAAACATCTCTTTTACCGGCGCGAACGCAATGCCCAGCCCTTCAATGACGCCCGCAAAGAAGGCGCTGATCGGCTCCCAGTATTTACGGATAAGCAGCGCACCGGCGACAATGGCGACACCGACGGCAACAATCGGCCACGTCAGGCCGCCGATCACCGTCGCAATAGCGCCGCCCACCGTGCCGAGAATTGTCCAGAGCATCCCCGCAGCGGCGACAATCAGATTAATCCCGCTGATAACGGGACCGGCCACCAGACCAAACACGCCGAGCGCACCGATAATCAGCAGCGCACCGCCCGCGATTTTGCCGAGCGTGGCCGCCAGAGCTTTATTGTTCACCACCCACTTATCCAGTTTCAGCACGTAGCCGGTAGCGGTCTGTACCAGTTTGCGCAGTGCTGAATCCTGCTGGTCAAACAGGTCTGTGCCGACCGCCTCATAGGCGGACTGAAATTCCTTAAAGTCGCCGCCGAGGTTGTCCTGCATGATCGCCACCAGCGCCTCGGTTTTCCCGTCCGAGGTTTTGAACGCCTGGGTAAGCTTGTCGAGCTTGCCCGAGGTTGCGCCGTCCATCAGCACCATCGCCGACGAGCTGGCCTCTTCACCAAAGATGGCTTTCATGTACTGCGCACGCTGCGAATCGCCGAGCTTGTTTTTCGCAAAACTCTTTTGCATTTCTTTCAGGATGACAAACAGCGGGCGCATGTTGCCTTTACTGTCCGCCGTTTTTACCTTCAGCTCACCGAGCGCGGCCGCCGCGGTGCCCGTCGGTGCCTGCAGGCGGGTAATGACCGCACGCGCACCGGTGCCCGCCATCGAGCCGGTGATTTTGGCATCCGCCAGGGCGGCAGCCATCGCCGCCGTTTCTTCGACGCTGATACCGGCCTGCTTTGCCACCGGCGCGGCATAGGTCATGGTGTCAGACAACCCCTCAAAGGTGGCGGCAGACTTGTTCATGGCCGATGAAAGCACGTCACCGATGTGTGACACGGTGTCATTGGTCATGCCAAACGCGGACTTCACGCCCATTAGCAGCGTGGCGTTTTCCTCCATGGTGCGCTTGTTTGCCAGGGACAGATTCAGGATGGTCGGCGTCGCCGCCAGAATCCCATCTTTGTCCGCGCCGGATTTCGCCACGATGATTTGCGCGGCGGCGGCATCATCGGCAGAGGCGGCGGTGTTGTCGCCGAGCTGCCGCGCCTGGGTGCGCAGGGCGGTCATATCGGCGGAGTCTTTTTCTAACCCCAGCGTTGCCTGCAATTCTGAGTTTTTCTGCGCAAAGTTAAATCCGGGCATCAGCAGCCCGACACCCGCCGCCGTGCCCGCCGTCGCAATCCCGACACCGGCCGCACCCGCACCGGTGACGCTGCCGGCCAGTTGTTTGCCCGCCTGATACCGGCCTTTCACGGCGTTGAGCCTGGCCTGCTGCGCGCTGACGCGTGCCAGTGATTCACGCTGCCGGTTGAGCTGCGCGGTGGTTTCGCTGATGGAGGTTCTCAGGCGGCGCTCAGAGTCAGACAGGGTGCGCGTGCTGATGCCCGCTAGGGTAAGTTCCGTGCGCTGACGCTGCACCGATTGGCGCAGCCCGTTGAACTGGGTCTGCAACTGCGCGGCGGTGCGCTTGGCTGACTCCATGGCCTGCGCCTGGGCGCGGGTCGGGCTGGCGGTGTTTCTGAACTGGATCGCCAGCGCCGCCGCTTCTGCTTTGGCGGCGCTGAGCTTCTGGCCGGTGACGGCGAGCTGTGCGCTGGATTTACGGAAGCCGTCAATCTTCCCGGCCTGGGCATTCAGGTCTTTGAGGGTGGTCTGCGAATTTTTAATCTCTCCGGCCAGCGCCTTACTGGCGTTCTGCACCGATTTAAACGGGCGGGTCGCCTGGTCAACCGCCTTTAACAGCACCTCTACTTTTAAGTTACTCACTGTCGGTGGCTCCGCTGCGCTGCATGGCCTTATGACGCCACACCAGCAGCTCGGTCAGCGTCATCGGGTTCAGTTCTGACGGCGGCCAGTGAAAAATCACCGCAACGTCCGCCATCAGGTCATCAACGGTCAGTGCCGCAGGAAGTTTTACTGTTCCGACTTCGGCGATAAAAAACCGATCACCTTACCGGCCATCGTAATCAGGTCGGGCAGGTTCAGGCTTTTGCAGTCCTGAGCGGTCAGGTTCGGTACGGTAATGCGCGGCAGAATGACGGTCAGTGCGTCAACGTCGGCATTCGCCAGCGCCGCCAGGCCAATCCCGCGCAGGTGTCCGGCGTTCGGCTTGATGATTTCAATCTGAGTGATCAGGGTGTCGCCGCGTTTGATCGGTTCTTCCAGGGTAACGATGTTTTCATTGTGTTCTGACATAGCGGTGTCTCTTCTTCAAAAGGGAGTGAAGCGCCGGTGTCCAGCGCGGGTTACGGGTTACAGGCCGATGTTTTTGCGGTGCTGTGCTACGCGGTCAACGCCGCCGACGATTTCCACCATGTTCACGGTATCGACTTCAATCACGTCTTTGCCGTCAATCGTGAGCTTGAAATAGGTGCATTGGGTGGTGATTTTGGTTTCGGTGTCTTCACCCTGTTTGTACTCGCCAAAATCCATTTCTTTATGGCGTCCGCGCATCGTGACTTCCACGGCGGAGGTGTTGCCGGTGTCGTCGCGCTGGAAGGAACCGGCAAAGCGCAGCGGCACGGCATCCACCGCGCCCCACTGCTGCAACACAAGTTCATCCAGTCCGCCCACCGTCCACTCAAAGCTCAGCGCGTCGTCGTCCAGGCCGAAATCAATGGCAGCGGAACCGGTCATGCCGCCGCCGCGATAGTTCTCCAGCTTGCGGGTCAGTTTCGGCAGCGTCAGCGCGCTGACCGTGCCGAGGTAGCTGTTCCCGTCGTTAAACAGGTTCAGGTATTTGAGTTTCTTAGGCAGTGCCATGTTTTATCGCCTCTTTAGCTGTTGATGGCCGTGGCAAACGTCGCCAGATATTGGTCGGTGATGCGCTGACGCAGGGTTAAATCTTCCAGCGGCGGCACCGGCGTATAGTCGTAATCAATAAACAACTTGCCTGCTTTCAGGGTGTCGACGGTGTTCGCTTCCGCGTCATACCAGCAGGAACCATCAATGATCAGACCGGCGGTTTTCATTTCGCGCAGCTTGGCGTTAATGCCCGCAATCATGTCTTTGATAAGCGTCGGGGTCATTGGCCTGTCCATCGCCCACAGGTGCGCTTCCGCCATCGTGTCCGCCAGCACCTGCGCGGTGCGGGTGTAGTTCTCAAACAGGAACAGCGGATCGTCAGAGCAGGTGCGCTGCCCCCAAAACTTAAAGCCGTCTTTGCGGATAAGGGTGGTGACACACGCCTGATTCAGCAGGTCGGCATCGGTGCCGGGGGTCTGCAAATCCCAGTACACGCTCGCCGACAGGCCGGTGACGCCGTTGATGCCGACGTTGGAAAGCGTTTTATGCCAGCCGGTTTCGGCGTCGATTTTGGCACGCAGGCCGAGGGCGTAAGCCGTCGCGGGCGCGATGTCGCTGGCGTTGGTGGTGGTGTTCCAGGCCACAAAATCCGGCCAGACCACCATCAGCTCACGCTGGCTGAAATTGTCGCGATACTTGATGGCATCAGAGACCGTTTTGCAGCCGTAGGCGCTGACGTAGCCGAATGCACGCAATTGCTGACAGACGGCGGCGAGCGCCGTCGCCACCTCCTGGTTAGCCGGTGGCTGCAACCTGTTCAACATCGACACGCTGAAACAGGAAAACAGCGCCGAGGATTTCCGCAACCTGTTTATGTGTGAGTTCGTTGACGACCAGACGTCGGTATTCCCGTTCGCCGAGCTGCAGCGTTGCATGGTGGAAAGCGCGGAGGAATGGCAGGATTTCAGCCCGTTCGCCGTGCGTCCGTTTGGTTATCGCGCTGTCTGGATTGGTTACGACCCGTCACACACCGGCGACAGCGCAGGCTGTGCCGTGGTGGCTCCGCCGCTGGTGGACGGTGGCAAGTTCCGCGTGTTGGAACGCCATCAGTGGAAAGGTATGGATTTTGCCGCGCAGGCAAAAAGCATTGAGGAGTTAACAAAGCGTTACTGCGTGGAATACATCGGCGTGGATGCCACCGGCATCGGCCAGGGTGTTTTCCAGCTTGTCCGGCAGTTTTTCCCCGCCGCGATGGAAATCCGCTACAGCCCTGAGACCAAAACGAAAATGGTGTTGAAAGCAAAAGACACCATCACCTCCGGACGCCTGGAGTACGACACCAACCACAAAGATATCACCTCGTCATTCATGGCGATCCGCAAAACCATGACCGCCAGCGGCAGCCGCTCCACCTATGAGGCCAGCCGCAGCGAGGAAGCCAGTCACGCGGATGTCGCCTGGGCAATCATGCACGCATTGCTCAACGAACCACTTACCGCCGCGAACGGCGGCCAAAGCCCTAACATTCTGGAGTTTTATTAATATGAGTAAGCGCAAATTCCGCAAGGCGGCACAAACAGCAGTGACAGCAACGGCGCAGCAGACCGGCGGCGCGGAGGCGTTCAGCTTTGGCGACCCGACGCCGGTATTAGACCGCCGTGAAATTTTGGATTATATCGAATGCACCGGTAACGGCCAGTGGTATGAGCCGCCGGTCAGCTTTGACGGCCTGGCTCGTACGCTGCGTGCAGCGGTGCATCACAGTTCATCGCTATACGTTAAACGTAATATTCTGGCCTCGACCTATATCCCGCATCCGCTGTTATCACAGCAGGAGTTCAGCCGCTTTGCCCTGGATTATCTGGTGTTCGGCAATGCGTTTTTGGAAGTGATCCGCAACCAGCTCGGCGACGCCGTGGTCATGAAAACCGTGCCCGCCAAATATGCACGGCGCGGCGTTGAGCCAGATACTTACTGGTTTGTGCAGCAATGGAAGGACGCGCATCAGTTCGAAGCCGGTAGCGTGTTTCATCTGATTGAACCGGACATTAATCAGGAATTGTACGGCCTGCCGGAATATCTCAGCGCGCTGAATTCTGCCTGGCTGAATGAAGCCGCGACGCTGTTCCGCCGCAAGTATTACCAGAACGGCGCACACGCCGGATATATCCTGTACATGACCGACGCGGCACAAAGCAGCTCCGACATCGCTCAGATGCGTAAAGCGATGCGGGACACTAAAGGGCTGGGCAACTTCCGCAATCTTTTCATGTACGCGCCAAACGGCAAGCCAGACGGGATCAAGATTCTGCCGTTAAGTGAAGTCGCGACGAAAGACGATTTCTTCAACATTAAGAAAGCCAGCCAGAACGATTTGCTGTGCGCGCACCGTGTGCCGCCGCAGATGATGGGTATTATTCCGGAGAACAGCGGCGGGTTTGGGGATTCGGTTAAGGCGTCGCAGGTGTTTGTGCGGAATGAACTGACGCCATTGCAGGAGCGGTTTAAAGAATTAAATGCGTGGTTTGGGGAGGAGGTGATCCTTTTTACCCAATATTCACTACTAGATGAATAATTCTATATAGCCACCACAGAGTGCTGGCTATATATATTTAATATTCCCAACTGAATTTTAGGCTATTTTTTGGCTTTTAGTGATTGTAGAAAACGTAAAAGTAAAAAATCATCTGGAGCTTCAAAGTCCAACTCCCCATCACTCTTGACATAGCATTGAGCTACCCGTGAATGCCCCAAAGCCTCTGGTGGGAGAGGATAATTAGCAAAAGGGTTATGCAGAACATACAGCCCATCAAGTAAATGTTCTTGATAATCACATTTTTTGGCAACTTTAATGTTTGGATAAAGTGAACCAGATTTGGGTGTAAGTGTTGTATATACACTTGGCGCATCAGGATTATCTGCCAATGCTCTTACCTTACCCCAAGTTGCTAAACTACTGTATATAACTGCACTCACATCTGAAAACTCCGGAGTGCAAAATAGCCCCATATCAATATTTACTTTCTCATTTTTTACTGCACCATCAACATTATAAGTAATTATTTCATCTGAACCCGTTACTAATGTTGCATCTTCATCATGATACAAGCCGTACAGGGTTGCAAGAATCGGCCGACTGGCCGAAAAATGCGCAAAAGGTCTGTCAAATGAGGCTATTGCTATTACAAAAGGTTTATTTTGACATTGTGGCAATGAAGAGTAGCGTTCTCGTAATTTCCTAACTTTAGCGATAAAGCTATTACTGAGTCGGATTGACGCTTGAGAGTTGAACGCGCCAAACTCATTAGGCAAACTCTGGAGATCAAAACCATGGGCAGGTGGTTGTCCTTGCGCAGGTAATGCTATTGTTGCCTCTATGCAAAACTCACGCTCTCTGACAATAACAAAATCCGGCGCATCGAAAGTAAAGTCAGAAATATGCCCTAACTCTTTCATATAAGCATGCAAATATAACTCCCATAGGCAGGGTTCAAAAGTTGTTTGAAACTCTTTCACAAATTTATTATCGCGATCTTCAAATCCTTTTGACCATTCACTCAACAAATTTCGCTCAGGCAGATATTCATCTTCTTTAATAAGTTTATATATTGGGTGCTGTTTGTCTTCTGAAACCACATCACTAAATAAATCAAGACTCTCAACAGTAGACATTGTCTCTTCCTTTTACATAAGATTTTTTAGTTAGGGTGTTAACTATTTATCATTGCAATGATACGAAAGTTCATTGAGAACTGGAAATGTTCCGCGTTCAATATATCAATGTAGCATTTATTAACGGAGTACAGCTTACATCTTGCTGTTTTGGTTCTCTGCACTTCGGCGCGCGCAATGTTACCCGCCTGCCCGCTTCTGACTTAGCTCACCGTTTTTAATGCATAACCCAGATCGCCGCAAAGCACGTACTGAGGGGCGAACAGGTGTTTTTTGATCCTTGCTGGATCATGCAAAACCATGCGCATTATGCATGCATGGCTCACCCATATGATTGCGCTCGATACACATTATTAGTATTAGCTCAGACTCGACCTGACACAATTACGGCATAGAGCCAAAGCTAATCTGACAGGCAGCTCTGTGCCAAAAGCGGGAGTTTCGGTTTCCAGCGTGCTGCCTAATTTTTATGTGATAAAGTGCCGTATATGTTTCCATTAGAGTATTTTTTCCAATGTAGAGACCCTGTCTTTTAACAGTTTTTACTTTATACATTGCCTGTTGGCTGTATGGGTTCTGCTATTTAAGATGAAAATCTCTCTGCATTAATATATTGCTGCTTGCGCTAATTCGCGCATCGTGTAGTCATGGCTGGCTGTGCTTCCTTGGGTGTACCTACAGTCTGCCATCACTGGGCAATGGTCTTATTCGTATAAATGTTTTTGGACAAATTTTATACTGGCATACTTGAGCTGCGACTCTGACCATAGTTTATATGCTTTCGGTTCTGCCCAGTTATACAGGGAGTCTCTAGGGAGAGGCTCCCTGTAAAAGAGGTGACCATATATCATCCCGCAGAGGATATCCTACTGAGTCTAGAAAACTCCGATGAAGGAATCATCAAATGAATAAATAAGATAATCAATCCCTATCTAGAATTTTCCCCTCGCAAGACACGTTTTTATAATTATTTCTTCCGCCGCCAGGGTCTTGTACATCCCAATGGTTATCATGTAATAAGTCCCAAATCCATTCGCGGCGTGATGAATCCATGTAACCATAACTCGGAGCATTTCCTTTACTAGGTATAGTTGTGCGCTTCCATGTATCAGGCGGTACAAAAGGAACTTCTCCTTGACAAGGAAGATTAGCTGGATAAATCTTGTACCAAGTATATTTGGCTAATTTTATCTGTTCAGGATTTTTGACTGTGATAAAGTCGTTAAAATTAGCACACCATGGAGTCGGGACGAAAATTGCTTCTTCATTAGAATTATTTGGCAACGTATGCGTTGCAATTTCATCAAGAAAATCGTCAAATATTTTATTAATGTGCGCGGGGAGTCCTTCACAACGGGTCAGACTCTCGCTATCTAATATAGGATGTTTGAGAATTTCAGTCTTACTAAGGAGCGGTTTTAAAAGACTATACCAATCACTAATCCATTTTTTCCAGACTGGATCATTCATCAATCTCCATGGGTGAGTATTCTCAAATTCTGTCATAAGAGTTTGAGATACACATACAGTTAGTTCATTTTCAAATGCACTTTTCAAAAAGTCAATCAAGGGACTAATGAAAAACTTTTCAATTATTTCAGGAGTAATATCGTCCTTGATATCGATTATATGATGTGGACAGAATGTGACTTTAGCCATGTTGTTATTCCCACGGAGCTTTTAATGAATCATTTTTTGAAATCCGAGCTTTTATTATTGCATCAGCAATTTTAGTTGATTCATCAAGAAAACCATCAGGGTATTCTGGGAACATACCATTTTCATCAATATTGAATTGTCTTATGGTTGCCCCTTCCTGTTCTGTTTCAGACGAACTTTCAACGAACACTACATTAATTTTTTCCTTTAATTTTACATTTTCAATTACTCTAAGGCGGAGTCTGCTAATAAGTTCAGCACTGTGAGTTTCAACGATAATACGCCTTCCATCAGCAGTAAATGCTAAAAACAAATCAGCTAAATTTGCCGCACTTGAAGGGTGCAAATGGATTTCTGGTTGTTCTAATAAAATCAAATCCCCAGGGTTAGTCAATAAGCACATTAATATAATAGGGATTACTTGAGAATAACCAAATCCGACATCGGAAATTGTCACGTCAGCATTGCAACTCTTATTCTTTAAATTAATTTTATATATTAAATCACCTATTCTTGACGGTGTAATCTCTTGACTTAACCCCATGGTTTCAAGGCAAATATTTAAGGCTTCTTTCAACTTATACTCTTTCCCTTTAAATTTAACGGACTCATTCTGCCGTGCCCACAATACATGAGCTGCATTTTCCCCTGACGGGAGTAAATCATATGCTACTTCAGTGAAATGTACATAAGCCCTTTTTGGTAAAGCTCTCAACGGCCCAAGGTATTTTATATTATTTATATCTTCAATTAATGTATCAGTTAATTGCTTTTCATTCCCGAAAAAAAACTCTAATGGGAATGAGAATTTATCCATTTTGAATTTATTATCTTTTAAATTCCGTCTTAAATTGAATGAAAAATCAGTCGGGTAAAAAGAAGATAAAATAGTTTCCGTATCAACAATCTCTACTTTATCATTTTCAATTAAGTAAGATAAAAAATCAGGGAGGTCTTTCTTTTTAAACTTATAATGCAGGAGGTTTGTTTTTTTATTTACCCCATCTTCATTATGCACTTCGACTTTATACTCACTCACAATTGGCAAGTAGTGTTCTAGTTTCTTTGCATTGCAAAATGAAAGATTAATGCAACCTTTTTTTGAACGGTTTGAGACTAAAAACTCATATCCAATGCTAGCTCTATTTACACTTGGCATTGAAAATGAAGCCTCTTTTAAGTTAGAAAAAGTAAGATATTCCCCCTCTAATTCCAACTGCCCTCCATTTCTTTTTATTAAAGTTTGCTTTAATAATAAAAGACTCTGAAGTATAGAAGACTTGCCACAACTGTTTTTACCCGCAATTATAGTAAGATCGTTTATTTTGAATGAATCTAATTTTTTAAAAGATTTAAAATTTTTTAAAGTCAATTCTTGTATCATAACACACTCCATGAGTACAAATTTCTACCATCACATTCAGTCAACTAGCAAAACAATCTCACTTAACATCACAAGATTGAGTTTATAAAATAGTTCTAGCTTTAGTTAACTTGACACCTAAAAAGTCATCATTCCAAGATTACTATGAAGATAGTAAACGTTATTGAATGCTTTTCAATACCTTTTAATTGTCAACAAGGCTATTCCTGCTTCTTCATATGTAAATAAGATGTGCAGAATTGGCTCCAGTGTACCAACCACCTTTGAACTTAGGGTAGGACAGTCACTATAATGTCCACTTTTAGCTCAAACCAGACTGTCAGATTGATCTGCCCCCAGGATTAGATACAACGCTCACTTAGTAATGTCGGATCCTTCACTATCAGAATTACCCTTTCTCCAGGCCGCCGCAAATTCAGACGGCGCCTGATAATTCAGCGCGGAGTGCGGGCGGTA